CCGTATACGCTTGTGACGCCAAACAACTGGAAGCGTGCGCTTAATTTACCGCGTGACAAAGACGCCGCACGCAGGCTTGCGCAGCAATGGTTTCCGGATCTCGCTGGTCAGCTTAAACGAAAGAAAGATGAACACCGCGCGGAGGCATTGCTAATCGCGCTGTTCGGGAAGGGAAAATACGATGGCAGTTAATCACGACTTATCAAACGCGGAGTATCACGCGCTGCCGCATCTGTCCGCGTCAGGCGCAAAGACGATCGCGATGCAGTCGCTAGCCGACTATAAACATGGTGAGCGTAAGGAGACGACGGCGATGATCGTCGGCACCGCAGTGCATACGCTCGTGTTTGAGCCAAACCTAGCGGACACTATTTGGCAATGGGATGGGCGTCGCGCCGGCAAGGAGTACAACGAGTTCAAGGAAAGCGCCGACGAGGCTGGCGCGATCATCTTGAACACGAAAGAATACGATCAGGTGAGCCGTATGGCAGAGGCGGTGCGCGCAAACCCTGCAGCCGCCGAGATGCTATCTGGCAACCTCGTCTGCGAGGCAAGCGTACTTACGCAGGACGCGCTGACAGGCGTGGATTTGCGGGCGCGTCCTGACGGTTGGCGCACAGACATCGCATGCGTACTCGACTTAAAGACGACCATTGATCCATCGCCGGAAGGCTTTGCAAAGCAGGCGGCGAACTTTGGTTACCACATACAGGAAAGTTTTTACCGCAGGGTGATGGAGCTTGACGGCCATGAGGTCGATCGGTTTATCTTTATCGCTGTGGGAAAGGAGGCACCATACAAAGTAGGAATTTACGAACTCGACACCGAGAGCCTGAACGAGGGCGAAGCGGCTGTCCAGTATGCGCTGGAGCAATACGCGATAGCGCAAGCCAACAACGAGTGGGGCTACGATTACGGGGAGTTGACGACGATCCGTATCCCGCCTTGGTCGTTCAAATTCACAGAGGCAAACTAAGTCAAGGAGACACATTATGCCAATTTCATTCGGATCAAGTGACACAGAAAGCAACGGCGTCTACATTCGTGGAAACCTGCCGCAAAACCGCTGGTGGGCCAAGACGGAAGCCGGAGACGAGACAATCGACATGGATCGAGGTTTCGCCTGCGACATCAAGGAGGTCGTCTTCGGATGGCTTCACATCGATGTGGGCGTTCGTGACTGGCAGCCGTGGCCATCGCCTAGCCAAAGCATTGCGAAGCCAAGCGAAAGCCATAAGCAAGGCTTTAGCGTCAAGTGTTGGCTTGCTGACGGGCGTGAGGCGGAGTTTAGCGGAAACTCTTACGGATTACGCGAGTTCATTGCGAAGCTTTACAACAAGGCGGAGACAATGGAAGAGTTCAACATGGGCAAGGTGCCGGTCGTCCAAGTGACGTCGACAACGCCTGTCGTCGTTGGCAAGGGCACGTCGTATGACGTCGGCTTCAATATCCGCACTTGGATCGATAAGCCGGCGGGCGGAGAGCCTGCGCCGGCAGCGCCTGCGCCTGCGCCCGTTGCAGCGGCACCCGCACCAGCGCCGGCAGCGCCAGCCGAGGGGAACAACTTCGGGTTCTAATATGATCTACCTCAGCGGCAAAAAGACAGAATGCACAAAACAAATAGGCGTTATGCTTAGCTACAATGCTGGAAAGCAGTCTCTTTCTGGGCATAGTCTTTTTGCCGCTGATAATGGATGCTTTGTGCAAGCGGACAAATACAGCAATGATGGCTTCCTCGCATGGCTAGATAAGTTAGACCGTAAAGGGTGCCTTTTTGCAACCGCGCCTGATGTAGTTGGCGACGCAGATGCAACAAAGGATCGCGCATACCCAATGCTGCCTCGCATACAAAAGCTAGGCTTTAAGGCTGCATATGTATGTCAGGACGGTGAGCTACCAAGCACAGTTGATTGGTCAAAATTAGATGCAATATTTATTGGCGGCAGCACAGATTGGAAGTTGAGCCAAGCTGCCGCCGATTTAGTCGCAGAGGCAAAGCGCCGTGACAAATGGGTGCATATGGGTAGAGTAAACAGCTACCAAAGAATGCGCCTCGCGTCTGCGATAGGATGTGACAGCGTAGACGGAACAATGCTTGCGTTTGCGCCAGATATAAACAAGGCAAAGTTAGATCGGTGGCTTTATTGGCTAAATGAGCAACCCATGTTCAATATGTTATAGGAGGATAGATATGAAAAAGTGGGGATACTTAGCGGGGTACATTGCAACAATACCCGCAGCAAATTGGATGATCGGAAACGTAGGCACATTCTGCGTTCCAGATGGGCCATGCATGATCCCAGTTGGGTTTGGCATGACTGCCCCCAGCGGTGTTCTAATGGTTGGTGCTGCTTTGGTTTTGCGCGATCAAGTTCAAGAGCATTTTGGCACACGGTGGTCATTGGGCGGTATATTGCTCGGTGCAATTTTGTCTTACTTACTTGCTGACCCATTCATAGCTCTCGCAAGCATATTGGCATTTGGCGTTTCTGAATTAGTAGACCTTGCAGCCTACACTTATGTGCGCAAGCACGGCAGAGCATTAGCTGTTGCGGCGTCAGGATTAGTCGGCGCAGTGATGGATAGCATTGCATTTTTATACATTGCATTTGGATCATTGGCATATGTTGAGGGGCAAATATTTGGCAAGCTAGTCATCAGCTTACTTGCAGCCATCGCGATTAAGTATGCAATAAAAAAGTAATAACAAATATAACAACGACGCACAGGGAAAACGAATGTCAGAAGCATATTTCAATAAGGTACTCGACGGCGCGGTGCACGATGTCATCGCATCTATGAAAGGTGGCCGGAACGAGAACCTCAACAAGGCTGCGTTTGCGATCGGGCGGCACGCGCACCTATCGCCAGCCAACATTGATAACGCAATCCTGCAGCTCCACACTGCGGCGCGGCAGATTGGCCTCAAGGATTTCGAAATAAAGTCTACCATTGGCAGCGGCTTTAAACGCGGCGGCGAAAACCCAAAGCAGCTAGAAAGCTCGGATATACAACCGTATATACCAAGCGAGCTGGAGCGCCTGATCGCTAGACTGGCAAGCCAAGACTTGATCGTGCGCGACGAGGAAAGCCGCAACGATAAAATCAAGAAGGCGCAGGACGCGTGGGAGCGCGCCGTGCCAATCACACGCGAAAACCTAGACGCCGTAAAGCCTGCGCTGCTTTACCTCAACTCGCGTGGCCTGCGCGCATCATCCGCCGTTGGCATCGCAAAGTTCACGCCAAACGCATACGACGGGCCGGCGATCATCTTCGCCGCGACAACGCCGGAGGGCACGATTGAGGGCATACAGCAGGTGCTACTTACGCCAGACGGCAAGAAGCGCGAGGTCAACGGGATTTCGAAATACTCGCGCGGCGTGTTAGCGGGAAATGTAATGCAAATCGGCGAAACGCAAGGCGACCGCCCAATCTGCATTACGGAGGGGCCAGAGGACGCGCTCAGCATTAGGCAGGCGGTGGGCGAAGATGCAACCATCGTCTGCACGTTTGGCAAGGCGGGCATGGCGACGTACACTCCGCCACGCGCATCAGACGTTACGATCTGCGCCGATCCGGATTTAGACGTGCACAAGTGCGTGGACGTGCTAAAGGGTGACGGCAGCACGCAGGTGCACGTGGTGCGCTTCGATCAGCTTGACCAAGAAAACGTAAAAGACGCAAACGACTACTTACGAGAGGCCGGCGAAACAAAATTACGTGAGGCACTTGCAACCGCGCAGCCCTACGCCGTCATGGCGGAGCAGCAGAAGCAGAGCGAGCGCCAGTGGCCAACTGAGTTCGAAATCATCGACCCGTCGCTCATACCGAAACGCCGCTGGGTTTATGGCAAGCATTACATCCGCGGCTACGTCAGCGTCCTTGCGTCGCAGGGTGGCATCGGTAAGACGTCGATGCAGCTCGTGGAGGGCGTGTCCGTCTGCCTCGGGCAGGCTCTGTTAGAGGAGCCAGTGCACGAGCAGTGCAACGTCTGGATCATCAACGGCGAGGATCCGCTAGAAGAAATGCAGCGTCGCCTCGCAGCCGTCTTCATACACTACAAGATAAAGCCAGAGCAAATCAAAGGGCGCCTCTTCGTCGACGCCGGACGTGAACTCATGATCCAGTTCGCAAAGCAGACGCGTGACGGCATCCTAACGGACGAAGACATGCTTGAGTACATGGTCACAAAGATTAAAGAGAAAAACATCGGCTTGGTCATCATTGACCCGTGGGTCAGCTTCAACGACATCAACGAAAACGACAACGTCGCGATGAACGCCGCGGTGTCGGCAGCTCGCTGGGTCGCAGACCAGACCGACGCCGCAGTCGTTCTCACGCATCACATACGCAAGACAAACGGGGAAGACGCAACCATCGACAGCGTCCGCGGCGCCGGATCGCTGATCGGTGCAGCCCGTGCGGCGCGCGTCATCAACAAGGTCAGCCAAGAAGACGCCCTAAAGCTCGGCGTAAACGAGCAGGAGAGCCTCGGCATATTCCGCGTCGACGACGGCAAGGCGAACCTCGCGCCACCGGCGGCGAAGGCCGTGTACAGGCGCATGCAGGGCGTGGAGCTGCCAAACGGCGAATACGTGGGCGTCTGCGTGCCGTTCAAAATGCCCGACCTCTTCGACGGGGTCAGCGCACGCGACGCGCAGGCCGTGCAGCGCCTGATCGGGCAGGCCGCCGAGCGGCAGGAGCCGTATCGTTTGGACGCGCGTGCGAACCACTGGGCGGGTAAGTGCGTCGCCGTGCAGCTCGACCTTGACATGGACAAGAAGCACGAGAAGGCGAAGGCAAAGGCTATCTTGGCCAAGTGGATTGAGACGAGCGTGCTAAAAGTGGAAGAGTGGCCAGATAAACGGCAGGGGCGTGACGTGCAGTGCGTCGTCGTGGGCGAGTGGATCAGCGCGTCGGAGATAGGGGGCTAGTGTGGAAACGTTTAACCCTAAGATGGAAGCCATGGCCGCGCAGATCCATTATTACGCCAGTCGACGCGAGTGGGACATCTCGGCGCGTGAGCTGGCTGACTTGCTCGGCGTGCATCACCTGCACATCATATCGATAACAAATCGCAAAGGCTGGACGCATCGGCTCAGACGCACTGCGCTCGATCGAACAGCGCCAAAGCTAACAGAGGGAGACGAGTGGCTATGACTAGACCGTTTTACGAAACCGCCGAGGATCGCAAGAACGAGCGCAAGCTGGCGCATCTGATCGAGGTCAACTACAAATGCATCCTACGCAAGATGCCGATAAAGCTGTCGCTCGACTTCATGGCGATGCGCGGCGGGCGTGCGGTCGCGTTCGTGGAGGCCAGACAAAGAAAGACGGCGATGCACAGGTATCCAACGTACATGCTGTCGCTCTACAAGGCGATGCAGGCGCGCTCACTCACGATGACGACGGGCTTACCCTGCTTCCTCGCCGTGCAGTGGTCTGACAAAGCAGGCATCGCGCAGCTTCCGCCAGCGCACGAGAATATGCACGTGGAAATGGGCGGCACGACGCGCAGAGACGATCCACAAGACATCGAGCCTATGGTACACTTTGACATAGCAAACTTTAAGGAGCTGAAGCTATGACACAGATAGTACGTGAGATCCATGCAGACGAGGACGACCGCCTAGAGCTAGGGCGCATCGTGTGGGACGAGGAAGTCGAGGGCGCGGTCATCGAGTGGTGCGCAGACGAGATGCCGCTTATGTCGGAGGCCAGCGACGATATGACATTCGTGATGGAGGTGTTGCGTGGGCTCATGGCCGACGTGTGCATGGCGCAGGCGCTTAACCAAGCGCTGCTGAAACAGGGCTTCTCGGGGACGTATCACTAGCGTTTTCGGGTGGCGTTTTATGCTTCCTCAGTCTCCTCAGTTAAAGTGAGGTGGATTGAGGAAGTGAGGTAAAAGAGGCCGTTTTTATCTCCTCCTCAGTGTTTACGTATATATACGTAACTGAGGAGGAAGATACGGACTGAGGTGAATGTAACTGAGGAAGAACGTGGAAGGAGTTTGCTGGCATGGCAAAGAAAGCGACGAAGGCGAGGGTTGGCCATAAGGACGTGAAGGCGCGTGGGACGCTGAACAGTGAGGAGCGTAGGATTAGTGCTGGCGTGTGGGGGCAGTTGCGTCCGCTCGATGAAAAGGCGAGGACGAAGATAGAGCGGTGGGGCGATACGTTGCCGGATCTGGTGTCTCCGGATTTAGCTGGCCGCTTCGAGGCGGCATACGAGGCGCTCAGGGAGCGTGTGGATGCGGATGACGTGGTTGGCACTAATCAGATCGCAACGCAGCTCATGAGGGCGTGGGACGTGCTGGAGAAGGCTGCGGAGGATGCGGGGCATAAGCCGCTGCCGCCGCATGCGTACTGCGTGCAGTGTGAGGAGGCAATCGTGTGCTTCGCATTGCACGGGGCGGCGGAGCTGCGGAAGAAGTATCCAAGCTGGATCGTCTACAGCTTCGAAGACGCGGCGCGCATCATACGATTTGACTGGACGGAGACTTTCCTGAACAATGCGTTCAACGCGTTTCCGAATGCAAAGGTGACGCGCATGGTGCGTGACGGAGACGATCGTATTAACTGGGATTTAGGAGGAGATGACATTCCATGGTAACGAGAGACGAGATACTGGCGATCGCAGGAGGCGTGATCAGCGGTGAGCGTGACGCGGACTACGGCGACGCAAAGGATAACTTCCAGACGATCGCGGCGTTGTGGTCGTCCTATCTGGATCACGACTTCACGGTGGTCGACGTGGCCAACATGATGATGCTGCTAAAGATAGCACGCAGCAAGACGTCGCCGCGCAAGCAGGATCACTGGGTCGACATCTGCGGCTATGCCGCGCTGACAGGGGAGATCGTCAGTAATGGTCGGTGAAGTCGGTAAGGCAAAGATTGCGGCGCTGGAAGAGATCGGCGAGGACGAGCTGTTCGAGCAGATCGCGCGCGGCAAAAGCATACGTAAAATCATGCAAGAGCAGAGCATCGGGTACAAGCTCTGGGCGAAGTGGTTAGACGCTAAGGCTGGTAGACGTGATCGCTACGCGTCTGCGCAGTTGGAGGCTGGGCATTACTACGCAGAGCGTGCAGTCGATACGGCGCAGAACACAGATCCATCGATGGTCAACGTCGCGCGCCTGCAAGTGGATACGGACAAGTGGATGGCGTCCAAGCTGAACGCGCAGTACGACACGCGGCAACGTGACGTGGCGATCAACATCAGCGTGAATGACTTGCACGCGCAGGCTGCGGCGTTACTTGGCGACGTGATCGAGGGTGACGCGGTGGAGGTGGACGATGACGACGCGTGACGAGATCAAGGTGATCGACATAACGGAGCACGAGGATGGCTCTGCGACGCTGAGCGTGGATATGTCGAAGGAGCTTTACGCGTTTTTCTTTGAGCACGGTTTTCGTCAGGTGTTGTTGCGTGCTCTCGAAAAGGAGCAGGATCGTGATGACGTGTAGACGGAGAAAACGCATACTGGCTCACAGTCACACATGCGTGCGCGCGAATAAAACAAGTGTTCAATTAAGTCAATCCACCGACGCGCTGCGACGCGGCGAAGACACAACATCTTGTGCCATTGCGTTATTTGCATGGCTCGATAATACGCTGCATCGCGCAAACGCCTTATTTATATGTCGTATGCAAGAAGTGGAATTTAACATAATCGACATTATCGGAGTAACCTATGCGTTTTTTGCATACCGGCGC